GTGTCCTCGGCAACTTCCCGGAGGCTGGGGACGATACGCTGATACCGCTGGCCTGGGTCGAAGCGGCGCAGGCGCGCTGGCTCGATGACGAGCCGGGAGAGCCCGTCGAGATTGGCTGCGACGTAGCAAGGTTCGGCCAGGACTCCACGGTCATCGCTACTCGCCGCGGGCGCCGGATCGAGCCGTTGCTCGTATACTCGCGGAAAGACACGATGGAGACCGCAGGCCTGATCATGGCGGCCTACCGGGAGACCGGCGCTTCGACGGTCAAGGTTGACGAGATCGGTATCGGTGCCGGAGTGGTGGATAGGCTTCGGGAGCTGAAGTGCCCGGCAGTCGGCGTGAACGTGGCGAGCGCTCCTGTTGAGCCCGAACGCTTCACGAATCTTCGGACGGAGCTCTGGTGGAACTTGCGAGAGTTGCTCAACCCGAACCCACGCGCGAACCCGAACCCGATTGCGCTGCCGCCTGACGATCAGCTCCTTGCTGATTTGACCAACGTCAAGTACCGGATTACTAGCAAGGGCCAGACACAGTTGGAATCCAAAGAAGAGATCAAGAAACGCCTCGGCCGTTCACCGGACCGGGGCGATGCTGTTGTACTAGCGTTTGCGCCAGCCATCAAGCAGGATCCTACGGCGCTTGAAGTGCTGCGCAATCTCAGAGTCTACGGGAGGTAACCGTGATGGCAAGAACACCGAAGTCGAGCTGGCTCAAGAGGGCCGTCGGCGAGATCTCGAGACTGCGCACAGCAGTCACAGGCTGGTCGATCAGGACCGGTCGCCTCGGCGGCGGCTACAAGCTCAACTCAAGCCGGGTGGATTACGCCCTGGCGCGCCAGCTCTATGACAATACGGCTGACAACTACAAGTTGGGCGGGGCGTTTGCGAAGCCGGTCGTGAACACGACGGTGGCGTTCATGGGTGTGCCGCGGTTTCGTTCCGAGGATCCCGAGGCGCAGGCTGTTCTCGATGGGTTCTTCGGCGACAACGTGAGTCGCATGCAGCAGGTCCACACAGGTGCCCTCCGCGAGGGCGACGCTTACGTGATGCTGACGCGCGAGGAGGATGATGACGCCGAACTCTACCCAGAGACCAACGGGGCGCGGCTGGTGTTCAACATCCTTCCGCCTGAGCAAGTTGTGGCGGTGAACCGTGACCCGATCACGGGATCGGCGCGCGAGTATGTCCTCAGATCGGAGCACACATGGACAGACAAGACCGGCGACCAGCGACGGTGCACGGTCACTCAGCGGATGCGCCGCGACGCGCGGAAAATCGAAACTGAGGGTGACGCGCCTCCCGACCTGCAGACCGGCGAGCTGCCCAACCCATGGGGGTTCATCCCCATCGTGCACTTTCGCAATGAGGCGAGCGTGACGGCGACCTTCGGCAAGTCGGATATCGAGCCGATTGAGCCGTTCATCAAGGCGTACCACGACGTGATGATGCATGCGATTAACGGGAGCAAGATGCACTCGACGCCCAGAATCAAGCTCAAGCTCAAAGATGCCGCGCAGTTCTTGGCCAACAACTTTGGCATCACAGACGCAGCCAAGTTTGCGGCTGAGGGCGGCGCAATCAGCCTAGACGGGCGCGAACTGCTGATCCTGACAGACGGGGAGGACGCGGAGTTCATCGAGGTTCGTTCGGCCATCGGCGATGCTGCGTCTCTGCTCAAGCTCCTCTTCTACTGCATCGTTGACGCCAGCGAGACTCCAGAGTTCGCCTTCGGCGTCCACACGCCGTCGAGCCTGAGCTCTGTGAGAGAGCAGATGCCGATCCTGATTCGCAGGGTGGCTCGAAAGCGCGAGCACTTCACCGAACAGTGGCAGATGCTTGCCCGTATGGCTCTGGCCATGACGGCAGCCGGCGAGAACAAGGCGTTCGCGACGTATGCCACGACGGTCCTTTGGGATGAGATCGACCCGCGCGACGACGGCGAGGTCGCCGACGCGCTGTGGAAGACCACGCAGGCGCTGAATACAGGGGTATTGGGCGGGTTCCTCTCGAGAGAGGCGGCTGCCATGTTCCTGGCGCAATACATCGACACCATGGCCGAGTGGGTCACGGATGATCCCGAGCTGCCCGGGGAACGTGAACGAATCATCAAGGACCGAATCCTCATGGCCAGGCTGGACGGCGCGGAGGAAGAGGAGCTTGAGATGATCG